TTTGGACATGTGTATCCCAACATGGGTCTTCGTCAAACATCTTCTTGAATTGTTTTGTATAGGTGGATGGTTTAGTTTTTGCAGACTTATCGCCTGGTGCAGGTTTGTATGCACTATCATCGTCATCTGCTTTTTTAGAGTTTTTTGCAAAGTGAGATGCTCTTTTATCTTTAGTAGACTTAGACATCTCATCACCTTCTGCATCTTTTGCGTAATATCTTTTTGGTTGAGTGCCCTTTTTATCCTCAATATCCTTGTCCTGTGCAGTTTTTATTTTTTCTCTAAGTAAATCTAACATAATAACTATTTATGATTTTGCAAACCCTCTTCCCTGTGTATATTTCTTTTGTATCTCTTGTTGTTTCCAACCAAGTGCAATCTTATTTGATGGGAATGATGTAGACCATGACATCAATTTAGAGAATAGTTTTCTAGTTTTACTCTCTAGAGATTTTAAGTCATCATCATTGTTAATTACAACTAAATCTTTACCGAAAATTTTCTTAAAGTTTTGCATGTTTTTGACTGCTCTTGCATGGTCTCCTGCAACAACTTCTTGAGGAAGTTTTCTAGGTCTAGATAAGTTTCTTTTTTGTGCATTCTCTAATGATGCCATTACATGAACCATTTTAGATTCATATCCTAATGCATCTAACATCTTTCTATATTTTGCAATCTTACTTGCATCTGCAGATGTAGTGTCAAACACTAATCCTAATCTTCCCTTTATTGATTGGTCTAATGTTTGTGCAGTTAACTTTTTTGCTTTTCCACGAATGTCTTTAATATCATCAACACCTTTTGTTAAATCTAATGAACGACCTGCTTTTTTAAGACCTCTCTCAAATGCTTTATCTGAGTTTATAACTCTAAGACCTAATGCACTTAGTCCAAGTGATTTAACAACTGTTGATTTACCTGACCCTGGCCCACCTGCAAGGAAAACTGCTTTGAAGATGCCTGGGTCATATACACCTTCTTGTATCAAGTCTTCCATCATATAATTAGGAAGTGTTCCTTCTGCAATACCCATTCCTTTTCTAACTTCTTTATAGAGATTCTTTGCAAATCGTTTTCCTGATGTTGGAACACCTTTTTCAAATGATTCAAAATCACCCTTCTCTGCAAACATTCTCATTTTACTTGCAGACATTCCTGATACATCATCTGCATCTGCATCTCTATCTCCTGCAGACACTACTTCTATATTATCAAATTTATAAAAACCATGACGACCTTTTACAGAATTGTATTTGTTTATAAGTGTATCAAACTCTCTGATTCTATCTGAACCAACAACCATTCTAATCTCAGTGTATCCTTTATCATAAAGTAGTGTTAAGATTTGGAATATTTGTCTTACATCTGCATCAATGACATTGACTTTCTTTTTAAAGAACTGTTTTAAGAATTTGATTTTACTTCTATGAGAAAGTGGATTTTTTAGTTTGTCGTTTGAGTGTGATGAAAATAGAAGTGCATCCCCGAATCCTTTTGACACTTGGTGTAATCTATTGACGAGTTTTTCATGTCCTGTAGTCGGTGGATTGAATCTTCCGAATGTGAATACTGCACCTTTTCGTTTTTGTTCACTCATGAATGTTGTAAATTTTTTCATAATTATCCTACTGTTTCTGCACCTTTCTTGATTGCCTTTTTCTTTACTTTCTCTAATTCTGCACTTCTAATTTTAGGTAAAAGTTTTTTGGAAAGTTTTGCAATCACATTTTTCTTTTTCTCTAGTTTTTTCTCTATGTCTTTTTTATGACCGATTGATAAATCTGCATATTTTTTATCTTTGATAATCTTTTTGATTAATATCATTCGTGCTTTTTTGTTTGCCTTTTTTTGTAATTGTGGAAGTTTAAGTTGAGGTTTCTTTGCCTTTTTCATTCTTGCACGAAGTATCTTTGCCTTATTCTTTCTGAATGCAGCTCTTTTCTTTAGACGAGTGGACATAGAGTCAACTTCTGATAACTCTATTTGTTCATCTATTAAATCTTGAAAACTCTTCATTTAATTATTTATCCCAGTTTTTTGCAGCGTTGAAGTTGTTCTGACTGAACTCCATTCGGTCAACCAACTTAACTGCTTTACCATCGTTATCAATTGCAACATAACCCTCAGGGTTTACTGTTTTTAATCCTGTTGATGTTTTCATCATAGTTCCGACTGATTTTGCTTTATTCAATCCTTTTATTATAATCATTTTTGATGAAACTAACAACTCTTGAAATTTTGTCATTGGAATGATTAATCTTTTAAGAGACCTTAGTTCCTTAAACAACTGACGACCAATCTCTTCCTTAGTCTTTTTTGTTTTTTCCATTTTGACTTTTGCAACGACTTTGTCTTTCCAATAAGATTCAAAGTGTTTCATGTATCCATCATATGTTGGTTTAAATTTACCTGCACGGATTTGTGTATTACAATATGTTTTGTAAGTTGCACCTGCACCTTTCTTTGCGATCGCAGATTGTATTTCGTTGAATTTATCTAAATCTCTTTTCTTGATTTTATGAAATTGTTTTCCAACTTCTGATAATGCATTGGTAAGTGAAAGTGTTTCTTTTGCAGTAAGTGTTGCATTACCTGATACATCTTTATATGTTGCATCATCCATCCAAACATCTTTTGATGAACCAAGTGGTGAAATGTTTGCACCAAATGATGCAGATAGTTCATCAATCGTTGCACCTTTATAAGTGGTATGAAACACTATTCCAAGTTTTGCACTTGCAATCTTTTTACCTAAATCTGAATTGGTTTTTACAGTGTAAGTTATAGTGTTTGGAGTGAAGGATATGAATGATTCACCATCAATGTCAATCATTGATTTATCGTCCTCTGTGAACATTAAATCACCCTGCAGAATATCTTCACCCCAAGAAAGTGAACCGAGATATTTAAATGCATCTAGAAATTTAGTTTGTAAATCACCTGAAGTGTCATCTTTAATTTCTTGTTCTGAAGTGTAGAATATTGGTTCTTTATTGAATAGTGATTTCTTTGCAACGAAAAATCTTCCGTCTTCGGGATGTTTACCACAAAAGATTGCAGGAGCACCATCCCATTTGACAGTCATGTTGACACCTTTTGAAGAATTACCCTTCATCATGTCTCTGAGTCCACGAAGAAAGTTAATTGCACCACGACCACCATTAATACCATTATTAATGATTTCGTCTTCTAAATGTTCTAAATGTAGGTTTTTAACTGCCATAATAGTAGATTATACACAAAAAATATGCGTTTGTCTACTATTTATGAATTTTTAAGGTTTGATTTTACAGTGCATCTTCTAATGCTTGAAGTTCGTCCTTCTTTGCATTTAACATAGTTTTTGCATCTGTAAATTTAGTCTCATTCTCTTTCAACCAGTTCTGCCAGAATCCAGTGTGATTCTTTAATTGGGTATTCTTTTCTGTGTCATCGTATGCAGTCCACCACGATTCTGCAACTGCAGCTCTGTAGGGATTATCTGATGCAGAACTTCCAAAAATTGTATCAGTCATTGCAAGAAAATCTGACTCTGAAGGAGTCGGTGATGCATCATTTACTGGATATTCTGTAAATGTTCCTAGACCATCAATTGCATTTTTAACTGTAGTTAAATCAGTTTCAAGTGTTGCAATTGCATCTAGTTTTGGTTGAATTTCGTTAGTTATTAAGTCTGCCCATTGACCCATGATTAATCCTCATTATGGTTATATGTCTTATTTATATTTTCTCTATAGTAGAGGAAGAGAGTTTATTCTCTATTTTGGATATTTTTTGAGTGAGGTGAGATACTTCATTTTCATCGTGTTTTTTCTTTGCAACACGAAGTCTTTTTTTCAACTCAATTTTCTTTTGAATTGATTCTAATACCTCGTTGTGATTTAATTCTTTACTCATAATAAAATTCCTACCTAACTATTTAGGTAGGTTTATTCCATTATATAATATATAATCTGATTTGATAAGGGACTTTTATAAAAACAAACCCACTTACTCCATCCAATACTCTTCAGCAGTGTTTCAGTGGGTTCTAGACTTGAATCTCACACTCACAATCGTCATTTGTTCTTGTGTCCACTCTAGTGGGAAGATGACTAATCTTTGGTATTCAACAGTCTTAAACTAAAAGTCTCCATCGGCAACTTGGACTACAGTGGTTCCTCTTTGTCTCCACATATCAACCACTTTATTTCTGTCGTCATAAACAAGGTCAATTTGTCCACCGATATCTTCAAATCTATCTGCAAGTTCTGATTTGAACTCTGCATCACATCTGTAATCTCCGTCAGGTCTGAGGAAGACACCTTTGTGTCCGTCTCCAATCCACTCAGAAATTTGTCTTTCAGTGATGTCTCTTTCGGATTCATTTCTTGCAGAGAAGAATGCAACTTCGTCACCTTGGGCAATGTGTCTTTTTGCAATGTCACAAACCCATTGAACAGGTGTATCATTTACAGTTTCTTTTCTGAATGAATCCCAGTCATTATTTCCGTTTACGAAATGTCTACGATGTTCTACATCTGCGATTGTTCCGTCTACATCAAAAATTAC